GCCCCAGCAGCTTAATCGTTAATTAAAACCTGTTGCTAGGCCATTAACCGCCTAGCAACGCATACCAATTAAAAGTAGGTAAATGCCATGAGTGCCATTGCTGATTTTAAAAAACGTCGCCTTGCTGCAAAAGCTGAAGGCGAAAACAAAGCTACAACGGGTAATTCGCAAATTACCATTGCTCAAGATAACACTGCACTTAAATTGCTAGCGAAGTTATTGGGTTGTGACGAGTCAAAAGCGATTGAAACCGCTCAAGAATATGTTGATCAAAACATCACATTTTTTGACAAGAATTTTGACCCTCGTCCTGATGAAAAAAATGTTGAAAGCGTTGAAGTAAAGCACGTTGAAACTACAGCAGATGAGCTTAACACAAGCATAGCCAATGCTGACGATGCTGCAGAGTCATTAGCTGAAAGTGCTGAGCAAGCAAGTAGTGCAGCAAGCAACATTGAAAGTGCCGCCGATAAAGCCAGCGATGCAGCCAGCGACCTAGCTTACAGCGCCGATGATATTAACCAAGCGAACAGCGATTTAAAGGAAACAGTTGACGAGTTAAAAAAGCCGTCGGAGGAGCAAAAATCCTCCAATTCAAAGAGCAAAACGCAGCAAAAAAGCAACTCGAAAAAGTAAGCGTGTCGGGCAGTGGTGAATATGCACCCAGCCTGCACCTACAGCTAATTGAATTAGACGAAGACTTAAAACGACTTAAAGGCTTTGTGCGCCGAGCTGACAAAATAGCTCATAAACGCGATGTATTACTGCCTAAGTGGTTACCGATTGTTGAAGACTACTTAACGAAAGAAGGCAAACAAAATGAAGACAACCCGATTTTCTCGTATTGCACTGTATGGCTGTTTGATGTTGGCAACCTCAGTCGCGGCATCGAGTTTGGACTACGCGCCATTGAGCTTAACCAGCCCATGGTTAAAAGCATTCGCCGCCAGTGGCCTGGTTTTATTGCCGACACTGTTTTTGATTGGGCGCAAACGCAAGCAGAAAAAGGCCACAGCATTGAGCCTTACTTCGGTCAAGTGTTCAAGCTTGTTGCGGATCATTGGAAATTACCTGAGCAAGTTACGTCTAAATATTACAAATTTGCGGGCCTTGCGTTATTGCGCACGAAAAATGGCGAAGTTACGCCGTCACATGTTGGCGACTTGCAGCGCTTACAGCAAGCCGATGGCTATTTAGCTAAAGCGCAGGAACTGCATAAGCACGCACAAGTTAAAACCGTAAGAAACAAAATAGCGATGAGAATTAGAGCGCTTGCTGAGCTTAACGCACAGTAAGCAAACCGTCTCCAAACCCTCCAGTGCATTAGCTGAGTGTTTTAAAAGGCGACTTTTAAATAATCACTGTGACGCTAACTGCACTGACCCTATGCAAAGGTAAATGGCATGACATTCGGATTTGAACATACAGCAGATGACAGCATTGAAATTGATGCTGATAGCGGCTGGCCTGTGCTTAGCACAGAAGAGTTCCGTAATCATCGCCGCATACCTGAATATTATGAAGAAACGGTAATTGCTGATTCGCTAAACCGCAGTGTGTTAGAAGTTCAGCAGCAAATTAATAATTATATTGCGAAAGGTAACACGGATGTTTCTTTCACCCTGATTGATGGTGTGCCGCAGTTTAGCCAAAGCCAAGAAAGTGTTTACCGTGGCGCCGTGTATGCCCGCTCACACAGTGATCTTATGGGGTACTTTTCGGCAGTTGATCAAAAAGAGACGGGTAATAACAAAGCTGAAGATGTTGAACAGCAAAATCAAATACTAGCGCAATCAAATCGTAGTATTCGCTTATTGCTTGGTCTTGGCCGTGCGGGAGTGCATTCGCTATGAGCCAAACTATTAGCCAGTTACAGCAAGTCTGTGAATTTTTAGTTGCCAGCTTGAATGGCGCTATTCGTCAGAACAACATTGATGCTTGGCAAGAACGCGGCCAGTTAATCATTTGCAATTCAGATCAAGGCCAAGACGCTTACTTAGTGGCGAGGTGGAAACACACAGCCATTATTGCAATTGAAAAATTCCCACATAAAAAGGTTAACCCTTACAACCTGTTTGCCATGGTATGCGCGTTTTTAATTGATAGCGAGTGGCCGAGAGACGAATTCGGTTTAGATGATCCCGAAATAGACATTGATTTAATTAGTGATGACAACGCCACGGTACTGATTGAATTAGAACTGATGGATGACATTGAGCTTATCCCTGATGAAAACGGGCCTGTGCTGTTTAATGGTGGTCGTTACTATGTGTCGCTTGCACCAATTAACGTGGCTGAAAATGTCGATGTTGATGTAGTGGGGCGCGCATGAGCATTGTGATCACCCCAAACAAACGCCAAGCACTCAGTGCTAAGCACCAACTACAGCTTTTAGCCTTACCAGCGGGTAAACGAGTGCGTGTTTTAAAAACACTCGGTCGTCACGAACGAGCGCTTGCTCGTAAGCGTATTCGCACTCAAACCACGGTAGATGGTGAAAAGTTTGCGCCGAGCAAAAGCGGTAAAAAAGGCAAGTTACTTAAACGCCTAGGCCGAACACTTGAACCATATGTGAAAAGCAGCAACCGCTTAGAGCTAAAGCACAAAGCGGGTTTCACTGGGCGAATTGCTGCCATGCACCAAGAAGGTGGCACCGAGCGAATGACAGCTAGCCGAATGGCACGAATTCACGGAAAGCCGGATTACAAAGCACCGTGTACTCGCGGCCAAGCTAAAGCGCTGTCAGCAGAAGGGTTCAAAGTACCAAAGAGCAAGGGCAAAGGTTACCGCCGCGCCAGTGTTAAAGAAATTCAAGCGAGTTTAAATCACGGTAAAGCAACCTTGATGCTAAGCATATTACGTGACGAAAAACAGCGTAAAAGCTGGGATATCCCTGTTGATGCTCGCCCATTTTTAGGTGACACCACCATAAACGTTCAGCGCGAACTCGCGCAGATATTAAACCAACTCAATAAACGAGGATAAGCCAATGCCACTCGGTAAAGTGCAAGTTAACAATTTGAATTTAGGGCAAGGTGACATTGAAGGTGTCGAACGACACTTCTTGTTTGTTGGCCGTGCCGGTTCAGTAGATGAAGAGAGCCAGCTATTTAGTGTTGGTGCACAAACAGATTTAGATGATGCGTTTGCAGATAGCGCGTTAAGAACGCAAGTTAAAGCTGCACAACTTAACGCAGGCCAAAACTGGACCGCAGCGATTTACCCGCTGGCTGAAGATGAAAGCATCGTTGATGCGGTTGATCGTGCAAACGAAGTACAAAGCTTTGAAATGGTTATTGTGTGTGACGAACAAAACACCAGCGGTGATTTAACAGATATTCATGATCACCTTACATCACTGCAAGCAACACTAGGGCGTTTTGTATCAAGCTTAGTTGCGTTGCCAGGTATTGATGTAGCAACACAAACATGGGCCGCGTATGAAGCCGCGACCATTGCTATTCAAGATGGTATCGCCGCACATTTAGTTGTGCCAGTGCCGCAGCTACACGGTAATAACGTGGGTGTATTAGCTGGCCGATTATGTGACCGCAGCGTAAGCATTGCAGATAGCCCAATGCGTGTGGCAACAGGCAGTGTGTTAGGGCTAGGCGATGCTCCGGTTGATACAGACGGCGAGCCATTATCACTTGCCACATTAGAAACACTGGCCAATAACCGCATGAGTGTGCCGCAGTGGTACAGCGATTTTGAAGGCATTTACTGGAGTGATGCGCAAACGTTGGATGCCACAGGCGGTGACTATCAATACCTTGAACACTTGCGCCCAGTACACAAAGCCAGTCGAAAAGTGCGTGTATTAGCGATTCGCCGTGTTGCTAACCGTTCGCTTAACTCAACACCGAACAGCATTGAGTTAAACAAAGCGTATTTTATGAAGCCGCTACGCGAAATGAGTAAAAGCACGACTATCAATGGGACGGCGTTCCCAGGTGAAATCACACCACCCATTGAAGGGGATATCACGATTGAATGGACCAGCAATAAAAGCGTGGTGATTTACCTTATTTTGCGCCCATACAACAGCCCGAAAGAAATTACCGTCAACATCATGCTTGATTTAAGCAGCAACTAGGAGCAGTCATCATGCGTTTATCTGGAATGAATTTTAACGTCAACTTAGGTGACATTATGGTGCATGTAGATACGGCCACGTTATCGATCACTGATAACAGTGCGGTATCACAAACGGGTGGTGTGCCTGATGGTGCGGTTGATGGTGATGTATCGGCAAATGGTGAGCTGTCAGTTAATGCGAGTAACTTTGCACTTATCTCAGATGCAGCGAAGAGCGCCGGTTCTTGGCGTGGTATGGAAACGTTCGACATCATGTTTTACGGCAAGACCTCAAAAGATGAAATGAAGGTT